GCATTTGGAAAGACAGCTGCTGACGCATACCGCAAAGATTACGGCAATCAGATTAAATCTTTTATAACAACTACGCTGGGTAAAGATGAAGGCACTACGTTTGATGAAATAGCAAACATCAAGAATGCAGCGCGACAATTTGGCTTGGATACCGATGAGATTGTTAAATACTCTGGCTTAAACAAAACAGGGGTAGATTCTCTGTTTGATGCTTACGACAAGGGTCTGGCTAACCTTGCCAAGGGTTTTGAGGACGCTAAAACCAAGGCTGGTACAGACACTACAGCGCTGTCCGAAGCCGAGGCCAACAAAGCCAAGACATTATTAGCGCTTCAAAGCCAATACAAAGTCACAGATGAAGACCTTGCCAAAGCTGGGAACACCACAGTTAAAGCTGTTCAGGATTACTTAAACCCTGTTAAAGACGCGCCAAAGACTCTTGAGGCCTTGATGAACGACACCAAAATGTCGGCGGCAGAGATTAGGGCTAAGATTGATGAGCTCAAGGCTCACCCAGCTGTTAGCGGCATTTACGGCGCGGCTTTACAGAAGTTCAGTGAAAAAGCGGCTAAAGATTACTCTGGTTCATACGGGAATAAAACCTACGAAAGTCTGAATCCTATTGCTGTTAACACTGTTCTTGAGCAGCTCAAAGCCCAGCAAGCTGCTGGCACAGCTCAGTATTACCAAGGTGGAGCTAGTGGAGGCAAGAAGGGTGGCTTTGGATCACTGGATGCAATGACCGAAGACATGGCCAAAAACCTTGTTGCGGCTGGAATTACTGACATTCGCCAAGTTGGTGAAATTCCTGTTTATTCGCCTGTACAAGAAATTGGTAAGACGTACAACGGGAAACGAGTTGTCACCCAAAGTGATGAAGATGGCAGAACTTTTACCTATTACGTAGAGCCGGGCGAACCTGATTATGAGGGAAATGCTACTAATAAATTTGTTGCCTTGCCAAAAGATGCAAAACTTGAATCTCTTTATGGCATATATGATGGCTTTTTAACCACCACCCCAGTTGACTCATCAAAAGTAACAAAAGATAAAAATGGGCAAATGGTTACCCAGACTGGTACAACAGCCGGAAACAAAGTAACCGGCGAGCCATTATCTAAGGCATCTAATTATGCCGAACGCACGGGCGGTAATGCTTGGTCTGGCACATTTAGGGGTAAGGGCAACACTGGCTACAACGTCCAGTTCAAAGACGGTAATCCCATCTTCTACACAACTGGCGCGTCTAGTAGCGACTTTGCAAGTCTTGCACCATTCTTGGCAATTGCTTCGTTTATCCCTGGAGTTGCACCATTTGCACAAGCCATTAACGCTCTTTATGCGGCAAGCGAAGGCAACTGGAAACAAGCTGTCTTGAGCGCTCTTCCTGCGGGCGGAGAAATTGCAAAGACGCTTGGCGCTAGTGCAAGTACGTTAAACAACATTAATACGGCGTCCAAGATTGCCAACGTGGCAAATGCCATAGACAACAAAGATTTGTTGGGTCTAGCTATGAGTGGCACGGGCTTGGCCTCCGATAAGAATTTGTTTGGCACAGATGCGTTTAATCCTAGCGCAAATGTTGTTGGCAATTTATCAACCAAAGACTTGCTAACAGGTGCGTCAGCCTTTAAGGCTCTTAAGAACGAAGACCTTGTATCACTGGCAAACATTGGTGCCCAGATGTCTGGAAGCAAGGATGCCGCTACAGCCGCCAAAGGTTTGGCTGTGGTCAAAGCTTTGGAGTCTAAGAACCCAATGGCAATTGCTCAAATAGCCCAAAAGTTTAATTTAACCAATGACATTATTGGCAAAGCTGGCGGGGGTCTTGCATCATTGCCCGGCTTGATAAAGAATGGCAACAAGAATACACTCACAGATAAGAGCGCCTTTGATGGATTAAATGGTAGCTTGGTGGCAAAAATGCTGAATCAGCAGCCCCCAGCAATACGCGAAGCAATGTTGAAAAAGATGACGCAAGCGGCTTAATATGAACGAAGAATACAGCTTTGACGATATGCTTGACAGCTACGGCGGTCAGGATCAAATGCCGTCTAATTTTGACTTCGGCAATATGGACTTCAATCCTTTGGCTTCTATTTTGATTAATAAGTTGTCTGGTGTTGTGGGTGATGCTATTGGCGGCAAAGAAGGCCAGCTGGCTGAAACAGGAACGTCTAGCCTGTTAAGCGGTGCATCGCCAAAGCAAGCGTTGATTAACACGGCTCTGTCAGAAGCTGGTGGCAGGACGGCTGAAGGTATTTCAAGCTTACTGCCAAGAAGCGAGAACCCGTCATTGGCTGAAGAGTTTTTAAATAGGGCGGCTCCTAATGTAGGGGCTCAATTGGTAACGGCGTTATTGACTGGTAATACGGGATCATTAGCGCCAATGGTCAGAAATTCTTTGTTAGGCACCGGCAAAAACATGGCCGCTAACAAAGTGTTTGGCTCTCTAACTGGAGATTAATATGGGTGAAGACTACGGCAGTTTTGACTTCAGCGGTTTTGATAACTTAGACATCTCTGACCTTTTAGGTGGTGATAGTGGGATTGACTTTGGGTCATTAGACGCTGGCCCCGGAGCTATGGATCTATCCGGCCTTGAGGGCCTTGACCTATCTGCTTTAGTGGGTAGCGATAGTGGGGTTGATTTATCTAGTTTGGACTTAGGCCCAGAAGCTTTTGATATTGCCAGCTTATTAAGTGGTGATTCTGGTGGTATAGACTTTGGAAGTTTAGATGCCGGCGAAGGTGCGTTTGATTTATCTTCGTTGTTAAGCGGCGAAGGCGGAGAAGAAGGGTTAAGCCGTAGCCTTGGCTCAAAAAGAATTAGCCTTGCTGATCTTGAAAAAGACACATCCGGAGGTACTGGTCTTAGGCTAACAGGCCGTGGCCAAATGTCAGCATTTGACCCAATTACTGGCGCAACAGGTATTACAGGCGAAGGCTTTAGCAGTGTTGAAGACTTGCTTGGATCTGGAACCGCTGAAGAGATTGCCCGTTACACACCCGGATCTGCAGACTATTCTTTGAGGTCTGGTCTTGAGACAGAAGGTGGTCAAGGTTTTAATGCTGATGCTACCCGTGGTATGAGTTTGGCCAGTATGGGTGGCGGTCAGGGACTGAGTAAGTACATCCCAGCTCAATACTTTGAAGGCAGCACAACCCCAATCAAGGGCACTGGTGGCACATTAAGTGAGACTGGTTTCTTGGCTCAAAGCAGTGCGGCTAACCCATTGGGATCTAAATACTCGCTGGGTGATACAAAATCTTTCATCAATAACCCAACCATTACCGGCCAGCAATCTGTTGTCTCACCCGGACGTACCATCATTGACAACAAAGATGGCACTTACAAGGTTGTTACCAATACAGTTGATGGCGGTACTAAGACTATCACCACCACAAAAGATGGTGTAGATAAGATCATTCGTGAAACAAAAACGATTGACAATACCAAAACCAATCAGGGTGCCAAAGCAACTGCTGCCAATAAAAAAGACAACAATATGATGTTGGCTCTCTTGGCTTTGATGGCCATGATGAACAAAGGTGGCGGTAGCTCTACAGGTTCAGGCGGTACGATTCCATCGTTGACGGCCAATCGTTCACAGCTTCCATATGGAGCAATCTCTGGCTCTAAGGCGCGTCCCGGAGCTGGTGGTGTGAACTACTTCTCACCTACTACCTACACCCAGAAAGCCGCAGGAATCGTTTCCGAACTAGGCAACGGCTCTACAGAAGCAGGCGCTAAGAAACTCTACGCCATGATGGATCGTGTCCAGAAGGCTCGCCGCAAGACCAAAAACGTAGCTGCTGATACAAAAGCACACAAATATTTACCCGCTTAAGGAGCTGTTATGGCCGGAGAAGTTCTACCATCAGGATCGACAAACACCCAAGGCCTAGCCGACTGGGCAGCGCCGTACATCACCAATTACTTGGGACAGGCTCAAGCTCTATCCCAGTCGCCTTATCAGGTCTACCAAGGCCCACTGACAGCTGGTGCATCCAACCTACAGAACACGGCCTTTACAGGTCTAGGCTCTTTGACTGTGCCATCTAGCATGGGTGATGCGGCTACTACGGCTGGCAACATTGCAACTAAGGCGCAGGGGTTGTCTTACACGCCTACGACTCAATCGTTCGATGCTACGCAAGCTCAGAACTACATGAACCCGTATCTGCAGGCTTCACTTAATCCTCAACTGGATGAAGCTCGCCGTCAGTCACAGATCACTCAGGCTCAGAACGCCGGAAAAATGACTCAGGCCGGCGCATTTGGTGGTGGCCGTCAGGCTATCCTTGATGCAGAGAATCAACGTAATCTAGGTACTACTTTGGCGGGTATTACTGGTCAAGGCTATAACACCGCATTTAACAATGCAATGCAACAGTTTAACGCTGACCAGCAACGCAAAATGCAAGAGGCTCAGTATGGTGCTGGCTTTGGTTTGCAGGGTCTGCAGACTGGCTTGCAAGGCGCTCAAGCCCAAGGCCAACTTGGTAATACATTAAATACTGCAAACCTTGGCAACATCCAAGCCCAGCTTGCAGGCGGTAATGTTGAGCGCGGAATTACAGCTGAAGGCACAGCCGCTGATCTGGCTGAGTTTGAGAAGCAACGTCAGTATCCATATCAACAAGTGCAGTTCCAGCGCGACATGATCTCCGGTCTGCCCACTGGTGCAGTCACTAACACGCCCGGCCAGATGTCTGGCATTGGATCCCTGTTATCAGTATTAGGCGGCGGCACAGCGGCGGCTTCTGCATTAGGGTATAAAAACGTAGGCGAACTGCTTACAAGCCTCGGTCTTGATTTAGGACAGAAGACACCATGAACCTCATTCAAATCCAAGAACATCTAAAGGATCTGCCAACACCGGCGATCATGGCTTACGCCAACGGGCAGAACCCACAGGTTCCCCCGTACATGGCTCTTGGCGAAATGAACCGCCGTAAGGCCATGGAACAACGTGCAGCTCAAGCGCCCGACTCGTCTGTTAAAGAAAAACTTGAAAGCGAGTTAAGCCA